TTTTTTATCCATTCTACTTCTAACAATTCCTCTAAACTCGCTACTTCGATCTCTCCTTCATAACCTCCTGTGAAAAATGATGGATAGTGTCGTCTGAATTTAATCATACTTTAGTCCTTACTGATATTGTGGACAAGTCTAGTTCTTGTACTTCATTAGATAAGTCTAAATAAAATAAGAACATAGCTTTGATATATTCCTTATCATTTGCTTTCCCGTCCGCTATAGAGCGTGATACTGCAAGGTTTAACGCTTGTCCTCGTGCTGCTCTTTGGTTATAATCTAAGTTACTCATCACCCTCTCCACATGTTATATATAATAAAATTCCTAATACTATAACTATACATAATAGTCCTCCAAGAGATATCATCTGTAATTGCGGACTTACTGTTGATACATAAACTATTTTACTTGGAAGGATAATTAAATGCATTATGTTACTCCTATTTATAGTAGTATACATTAATTTGAGTTATATGTCAATATCTATTCTCAAAAATCCTAACTACTAAATATGTAAATACACAGTTAGATCCTAATAGTGCGAATACAGTTAATGCTTTTTCTGCTAATACTGCTTCTACGATAAACATACATTTAATTGCAACGTATAAACTTACTATTAATATTATTATTATATTTCTCATAATGTTTTCCTATAATGTTTTATAATCTTTTCTGCGAGGTCTAGGTGTCCATTTCTAACTGCTAACATTAATACTGTATAACCCTTATCGTCTTTTAATTTAACATTAGCACCAGCTTCAAGTAATACTTTTACAACATCTGTATGCCTTTCTGAACTTGCTTTTATTAAATAATCATTTAAATTGCTCATTAGTGCAATACCTTCGGTTTTAGATATCCGTTCTTTAATCCAGTGAATAATTCTTTCATATCTCCTTGAATTTCCACATACTCAACACATTTCTGTATTCTATCACTTTCGCTTGTAATATTACTATTTAATAATTTACTAAGTTTTTGATATAATGCCTGAAATCTGTTGTTAGCTTGTATAAATGTAGGATCACAAACGTCACCAAACATTGATATCTTGATAGATAAGTCACTAAGTACTTTTAAAGCTCTTTGCTCTGGACTTGAATAACTTCTATATAATACTTCATAAAATTTCATTTTGTACACCTTAAAGTTTATCATGTTTATGTGAATGTCCTCTAATCTCTTCTATTAAATATGCTAGTGGATTCACACCAAAAAACCATACAAACACAGCACTAATATTCAATATTAAAGATATTGGCATATTACTTAACTGTGCTCCTGTTATAAGTATAGCAACAATTACTGCAATAATCAATTTTGCTAATACGTGGTCTTGTTTGTAGTTACTCATTTTCTTGCCTATTTGTTTGTCTATATATATGCTTAGACATCTAAATGTCTTAAAAGTTCCCTTAATCTAATAATTCTTCCAAATTAATCCCATAGTCTTCTAATATATTATAGAACTTTCCTTGGAATAATTCAAGTAATTCAGTATCATGTACATTACCATAATATTTAGTACTTGCACGTAATTGTTCTGATATTTCCTGTAATGCACATACCATATCTAATGCTTTAATATTTCTCTTTAATGATCTTTCATCTTTAGCGTCTTTTAAATCGAATTCTATAATATGCTTAGCCATTGTATATACCCTCTCGTGCTGCTCTTTTTAGTATGACCTCTTTGATAGTTTCATGGTTAACTTTTAATACTTCACAATGATCACGGAAAGCGTCCCTGCTAAAATAGTCCCAATCTTTATCTATATATGCCTGTTGTATGATTGCTATCATCAACAGATGTTCTGGTTTACTAAAGCCTGTGTGCCACATAATTTTCTCCTATTACTACTCTATAGTATAGTCTCATAGTATAGCTATGTCAAGTGATTATAGAGTTACCCTCAAAATATCATTGATTGGCACTTGACTTTTGAGTATTTATATGGTACAATACTACTAAGCCCGGGCCACAAAGCCTACTTATAAGTATATACTATAAAGTAGAGACACTGCGGGCTAGGACTACAAAATTGGGGAATTCCATTGAATAACAACGACTTATCAGACCCTCAAACTGATGGTTTGAGTGACTTATCATCTAAATTAAAGTATTTAGATGCTCAATTTGAGTTAAATAACCTCAAAAAAGAGCTTGAAGATGACTATTTAGGCTGTCAAGATGCTTTAGTTATTGATTATACACGTAAACAGATTAGAGAAAAAGAGCTAAACCTATCAATATATGATATAGCAGAGCTTAATAGCCATATTAAGCATATTTATGAAGAAGTTAAGGACATGTTGGACTCTTTAGCAGCTTCAGAGGAAGATAATAACAATATTAAGAGTGTATTTGAAGATCCAGAGACTGGAATGAAGATATTTAAGTATGATTTTAGTAAGTTAGACTCTATATCACGACATTTAGGTGATATTGATGATGAATCAATAGAGATAGAATGGCTTGACGACGAGGATGAAGATGACGAATAAAAGGACTAGAAAGAAACAAATTAAGTATTCTAACAAGTTGATGCATGAATTAGCCAATTTGATTGTCTCTGAGCAACGATTGATTAGCCCCCTATGCAGAGCATACCCTAATAAATTCCCTTCAGCTATGACTGTGTATCGCTGGCAGAGCCAACATGACGAAGCTCGTGAGATTATCACTGATGCATATACAATGTTAATGGAAGACCTACAAGATGAGTTCAATAAGATCACTAAGACTAACTGGGTGATGGACAATTTAGTCAATTTTGGAGGTTCTGAGAGAGCTGCGTTCGAAGCTAGACGTGCTAGAATGGACTTTATTAAGACAGTTTTAACCCAAATTGCACCAGTTTTAACACCAAGATACCAGAAAAATCAGACTATTGAGCACAAAGGTGAGGTCGATACCAAGAGCCAAATACAGATAATCAGCTATGCCACACCACAAGCTATTGAGAAGGACATCACAAATATATCAATAGAATCAAGCACTTATGAGCATGACGAACCAGATACTACTCATTAGCCCCACTATAATCACACTATTAGACTAAGCCACCCCCACTCTGTAGTTATATCTATACGCGCGAGACTTAGAGTGTGCTCTATAGCCTCACCCCCCCACATACATACATACACACATAGAATACTTGGGGGGTGTACTGCACAGTAAATGCTAGCTAGTTCTAACTATGATTTCATGGACGTGCATACTTGGGGGTGATACTATACAGTGTATATAAAATAATGACCCCCCGGGGGTGTATTTAAAGGGGGCCGCGGGTTTTGTTACTCATTATATATAAAAAGACTACTCGGTGTTTTTTGGAGCCCTACTTTGCAGTAAAATTAAGTAGTATATACACCTAACTCCAAAGTCCGCAGTGCACTTCTCCATAGCTATACTGTACAATATATTTAAAAAAATTTACTATGGGGCTTGACATAGAGTATGCACTGTGGTATACTATAGAGAATAAGGGGAAAGTACTAGGGCTCACACAGAGGGGCCCCAAAGTACGCATAAGATGATAGGACACAGCTCAGTGTAATCACCCCCAAACAGTTAACGTGGCCACAAGCCCGGCAGTGAAACCTTAGAGGAAGAAGCTGCCAACCTATTCACACCCCAGGCAGCTCTGGGGTTTATTTTGAGATCTTTATATGGCCGGATGGCGACTAGATGATTATAAGACTTGGGAAGAGTTACTCTTTAGAGCTAGCTTTGAAAGGTCTCCTAATGATCTTTTGATGATTCGCAAGTTTGGAAGATCTGCTAGTTTGACTGCTAATACTACTGAGGATGTATGGGAATCAGGCGGTACGAAGGCACTACCTTACACAGCTGGAGAATTAATCTCAGTAGTCAGTGCTAGCGCTAATGATGACCTAAATGGCACAGGGGCATGGTATGTCCAAATAGGTGGATTAGACACTAGTTATAACCTACAGAATGAGACAGTAACATTAGATGGTCTCACACCTGTTCAAACCACTAACCAATTTATAGCAATTAACAGAGTAAGATCAGTATTCCACGGATCAGGTCAAAAGAATGCAGGTGCAATAACTATAACAGGGGCAACAAGCTCTAATGTGTATGCTACAATACCCGCTGGAGAATGTATAACACAACAATCGCATTTTACGATACCTGCAGGGTACACTCTATTTACCTCGAATGTAGCAATGACAGCATACAGGGCAAGTGGGGGATCAGGCACTAAAAGTGCGGAAATAGATCAGATGGTATATGTACCAGATGTCAATGCTATATACCAAACCCTAAGGTATGGTGTAACAAGTAATGGAGGACCATACGTTAGTAATAATGGGCTACTCTCTCAAACACCAGGTAAGAGTACATTATGGTTTCAAGCAACACCTGAAACAAATGGCACAGTCGTAACAACTACGGCAGGGTATGTACTTGTAAAAGGCGACTTTAATTATATTACGGAGATCTAGATGGCTTATACTTTTAAAGATAGATTAAGAAAAGCTTTTAATGGAACTAAATATACTGCAACAGAACAATTAAAAAATATACTTAATATAGTCTACGTATCAACTATATTTACATTAACATTTATTGGCACTAATATTTTGCTACAGATCATAATAGGATAGTCAATTGTATACATATAAGAGTGTAACACAAAGCGCATCAGGAACCTCAGATTGGGTTACTATAGACGCTTCAGAACAAGATTTTAATGTATCAGTACACGCAGAACATTCTGGTACAAACACTTATGATATAGAAGTTACAGGTGTAGCAGGAAACGATCTGACAACAAGTTCAGACGCATTTAAATTAACATCTGCAACTGGTTTAACTGCTAGTACTATGGTAGCTATCGTAGGACCTATCATAGCAGTACGAGTTAATATAACTTCTTATTCTTCAGGTAGTGTGATACTACACGTAAGACAAACAGGTAAAGGATCAGACCCGGCTACAGGTAAGAGCTAATGGAAAGATCTATAGAACAGACAATCGAATCAACGATTGAAAAGACTATAGAATGGACCTCAGGAGGACCAGTAGGGGATGGATACTTATTAGAGGACGGTAGCAATTTTTTATTAGCAGAAGACGGTTCGACATATTTAATTTTGGAGTAATAAATGGCTGACACTAAGATCAGTGACTTAACAGAAACAACAGCATTAGCAGGCACAGAAGAACTTGTAGTTGCTGACGGAGGTACAAGTAAAAAAGTCACAGCTGCTAACGTGCTGGGTTATACTAATTTTACTCATCCTCCTAGAGTAACTGGAAGATATTATGGTAGCCCTAAACAAGGGCAAGTAGGAACTAGAGCGCTAACAGCAGATAGGATATATCATGTATTAATACCAGTACCAGAAGCTATAACTATAACTAGAATAGGAGTAGACGTAACTACTGCAGCAGCGAGCACTATAATAAGATTAGGCATATATACAGTAGGAACTGACGGACTGCCGGATGCTTTGGTATTAGACGCGGGAACAGTAGATTCATCTTCAACAGGGTTTAAAGAAATAACTGTGTCTCAAGCTTTACAAGGACAATATTATTTCTGTGCAGTATCTGACGGCACACCCACAGTAAGGGCTCAAAATGTATCTTATATTCAAGGCGATGATGATCTAGGTTTCTCTTCACCATCTACTAGATGTTTGACAGGGATATATGAATCTTCATTAGGATCAGGAGCACTACCTTCTACTTCAGCATCGTCTACAGTTGATGCTAATAGTAACCCAAGATTATGGTATAGAGTGGTATAATGGACAGTATAATAAAATATTTTACAAAAATCTTATCTTCAGACAATCAAGTTAAGAATATTAATCTAGACAATTACCAAGGACGTAGACATCAGGTATCTGACGGGAAAGGTAATATATTATCAGATATTGATGGTAGAGATATATTTGCAGAGAAGGCTTCAAAACTTAAAGAATTTAAAATAAAGGCTTTTGAAGAGACTACAGAAAATGCTTCTATAGTAGATCAAATCAATGCACTATCTGGAAGATTGTCAAGTGCTGAAATAAATTTAATTAATACTACTATAGTAAATACTAGGCAGAAATACCAAGCAAAAAAACAACAAGTGCTAGATTCACTTACTTTAGATGAAATCGATAGTATTACTTGGGAGGACTAAATGGAAACCAAAGATAACGCTATTATACAAGAGATGAGAGCAATAGACTTTCAATTAATGAATATAAATAATCAGATAAATAAATTAAGGTTCTATCAGTTTAAAAAGAAAGCTGAACTAGAGTTAAAAAGAGACAAGCTTGAAGTTAGAATTCAAAAGCTTAAAGCTAAACTAAAGAGTAAATAATATGGGTAGAAAAGCAGTACACGTAAGAGATAGCGACGCTAATGATTCAGATAAGGTAGTACTAACTGTTAGTGCTCAAAAAGTAGTTGAGTTACAGATGGTACATATAGTATTCACATCAACAGCTACTGCAGGTAACAGACAAATAAACATAACTGTTAGAGATGAGAACGATACACTAGTAGCAGACTTCCATGCAGGTGCCGTACAAGCAGCAAGCTTAACACGTCACTACATAGCAGCTCAAGGTGTATATAGAGAAACATCATTCGTGGATGGATCTATACATATGCCCATACCTCAGAATCTGATGTTACTACCAGGTTGGGATCTACGAGTCTATGACTCTGCAGCAGTTGACGCAGCAGCAGATGATATGACAGTAGATATTATATACACTGAATCAGATCATTTTGATATAGATAATGTCTGATCCAATAACAATACCTTACAAGTTTGTTCCAAGGGGCTACCAATTAGAAGTATTCCAGGCCCTCGATGGTGTGATAGGAAAGCCAGAAACAAAATTAAAAAGAGCTTTCTTAAGATGGCACAGACGAGCTGGAAAAGATAAAGTCTGTTGGAACTACCTAATAAAAGCTGCAGTAGAGACTCCAGGTAACTACTTTTATGTATGGCCTACAGCAGCTGAAGGACGTAAAGCATTATGGGAGAACATTGATAGTGATGGTTTAAGAGCACTAGATCATGTCCCCAAAGATCTTATTATAAATATAAATAATCAGGAAATGCTATTAAGAATAAAGAGCGGTCCTGATTTAAAGGGCGAAGCGACAATTCGCTTAATCGGGTCAGATATTAACCCTGACGCTATTCGAGGAGTAGCAGCTAAAGGGATGGTATCTACCGAGTTTGATTATCAAGAACCAGGCGCATATAAAGTTTTAATGCCTGCTTTAAGACAATCTCAGGGGTGGTGGATTGTAAATTCAACACCTCAAGGTAGAGGCCAACAATATGAATTAGAAGAGAGAATAAAAGATTCTCCTAATTGGTTTGTATCTATATTACAAACTAGATGGCCTGATAAACCACACTATTCTGGACTTCTATCTCCTACAGAGTTAGAAGAAGTTCAATCTGAAGAGGGATTAACCGATGACGATATGGACAGAGAATACGGAGTTTCCTACACCGCCGGTATGAAAGGGGCATTTTACGCCGACCATATTGAAAAAGCAAAGGCCGAGAATAGGATAGGAAGTTTTGTACACGATGACCATAAATATGTCGATACCTTCTGGGACATAGGGATGGGTGATGATACTGCTATCTGGTTTAGACAAATAGATGGCAATAGAATTATCTGGATTGATTACTATCAGAATAGCGGTAAGGATTACGCTCACTATGTTAGAAAACTCAAATCAAAAGGTTATGAGTATAGAACTCACTACTTTCCTTGGGACGGTGGAACAGTCTCACAACAAACGGGACTGTCAGCTGTAGAGAAAGTATCAGAGTTATTACAAGAAGCTAACATGAGTGATGATGTTGTAGCAGTACCTAAATTACCTGTAATTGATGGTATTAACGCAGTTAGGGCTAGATTTTCTAGATACCACTTTGATGCAACTAACTGTGAAGAAGCTATAAAGATGATTGAAATGTATCATAGAAAGTGGGATAAAAGACGAGCTACTTTTATCAAACAACCAGTTCATGACTGGACATCTCATTGTGCAGATGCTCTGAGAACTGAAGGAATAGCAGAAGAACTAATGGAAGATCAATTTTATGCTCAGAATAATATAAATATTATTAATGAGTATGATATATTTGGAGATGATCGTGGCGGTAATTTTTAAAAGAGTTAAATATAGAGATGTCTTCAGAAAACTAGAAGAAGACTTTAAAAATCACTGGGAAGAATTAGGATGTGCTGGAGGACCTAAAGAATTAGATATAGATCCAGTTACATATTTAGCATTAGAAGAGGCAGGTGTATTAGCTTGCTTTACAGCTAATAAAGATGACGAAATAATCGGATATGGGTGCTTTATACAACAAAGAAACTTACATCACAAAACTATCGTAACTGCTACATCAGATTGTTTCTACATTAAACCTGAATACCGTAAAGGTACTTTAGGTTATAGATTTTTGAAATATATGCAGGATGAACTATACAGATGTGGTATAGATTTGGTTCAAATGGTTATGAACATAAATAAAGATTTGGATAAATTATTAACAAGATTAGGTTACACTAAGTGTGACATAATATACGTAAGAGGTAAATAATATGGCAATGGGTGGCGGATTTTTAGGCATTATAGGATCAGTACTTAGTTCTGTTATGTCAAGTTTATTAGCACCAAAGGCACCATCTCCACAACCACTACCGCCTCCTCCTGCTCCAGCTCCGGCACCAGAACCGCCTGAGGATCCTTCTAAGAAGGAAGAGGAAGATGTAGGTGTAGTAGATCCTGAAGCAGCTAAACAGCGTGCTTTAAGGCGTCGTAAGAGTGAGCAAACACAAGGTGGTCTGTTAGGTCTTGATGAAGAGGCTTTAACTAAGCCTACATTGTTAGGAGAATAATATGGGTGCAGCAGTATTTAAAGAGGGTACAATCCCTTCAGTAGAACAGCACGCGGGACTATTAAGAGATGCAGGACTCAATACTGTACCTGGGCATTTGGCAACTCCACAAGAAAATGTAGACTTCTTTGCTACTACAGTAGCAGCTAGAGGACTAGACGCCCAAGGTCGTGTTAAACCGATGGCACCAGAAGGCACCTTCCAGTCAGGCCAAAATATGAAGAAAGGAGAGATAACTAAAATAGGGAGAACTGCAATAGGAGGCGATGAAGGTGACCAATCAGTATTCGAAGGATATTACATAGAAGATGTTTTAGTAAGAAATGATAAATCATTCGATGAGCTTCAAAAAGCTATTGCTAAAGGTAGAATAAGTGATTTTGATCCGAGATTTGAATACCAAGATAACTTTGCAAATATACAAACAAGTGGTATAGAAATGGCTTTATTCGATCTTAAAGAAAGATTCTTAGTTGACAAAAAAACTGGCAAGAAATACCAATTAAGTACTACAGAGACTAATAAATTAAAACCTTATGAAATAGCAGATCCAAGATTCTTTGCAGCAGATCTAGCAAATTTCATTAAAAAGAATAAACCTGTAGACTTCTCTTCAAGAAAGACTGAAGATATGATTGACAGAGAATCTATACAAAAAAATACAAAGACTGGTAAAGTAGAGGTCCAAGCTGACCCTAAAGCTGTAAAAACAAATATTCGAGATTACGCTCAAAATGTTATTAGGGATATAGATAGAAGAGGTGGAAATCAAAGAAAGATTGCTTCAACGTTATTACAAGAAGACCCCACTTCAAAAAATTTGCTAGGAGAATAGAATGGAATATACTGCAGAGTTAATTGTAAGAAGAGCTGAGGAACTCTTTAATAATGAAGAGAGAGCTAACTCTAATGCTCAATGGGAATTAATCTCAGAATTCATGACACCTAATCAATCAGGTATATTCTTAGGAATGGATGCTAAAGGTGACAAGAAGACAAACAGATTATTCGACTCCACAGCAATTCAAGCAGTACATGACTTAGCTGCAGCATTCCAAGGAACTGTTACTAATCCAGCTACTAGATGGTCTAATATAAGATTTAAAGATGATGCTTTAAATAACGAGATAGAAGCTACTAGATGGTTAGAAGAAGTAAATAGACAAATCCATCAACACTTCAATGAATCAAACTTAGACACTCAACTAGGTAAAGCATATCAAAGTTATGTATCACTAGGTAACATGTCAATGTTCTTAGAACCTAAAAATATAGGGGAAAAGTCTAGTTTTGAAGGATTCAAGTTCACAGCTCTACACCAAGCTGAAGTAGCATGGTCAGAAAACTTATCTGGGCAAGTTGATACGATATATAGAAAGATTAAGTTAACTGCTCGTCAAATGGTTGAAAGATTCAAAATGGAAAGACTCCCAGAGAAAGTCAAAGAAGATTTAAAAGAACATCCAGAAAAAGAATACGAGATATATCATTGTATATTTCCCCGAGCTAAAAAAGAAGTTAAACTAGGAGCTAACGGTCTAGCCCCTGGAAAAAACAGACCATATGCTTCTATGTTTGTTGATAAGACTACTTCAAGAATATTAGAAGAATCTGGTTATTATGAATTCCCAGTATTTGTTGGTAGATGGTCTACAATGCCTGGAGAGGTATATGGTAGGGGTCCATCTCATATAGCATTACCTGAAGTAAGAACTTTAAACGAACAAAGAAGAAAATACCTAATTGCTCTTGATAGAATGGTAAACCCACCATTAAAAGCTAACCAAAGATCAGTACTAGGTAATTTAGATTTAAGACCTGGTAAAGTTACTATGGTAAGAGATATGAGGTCAATTGAACCATTTGACTTTAATATTAATTTACAAGCAGCTTTTGCAGGTATGGAAGAATCTAAAGCATTGATTGATAAGATATTTTTCTTAGATAAACTCATATTACCACCTAGGACAGAAACTGGTGAGATGACTGCATATGAAGTTAACGCTAGAATAGAACAAATGCAAAGAGTTTTAGGGCCTACACTCTCAAGACTTAACTCAGAGTTTCTAACTCCATTAATCGCTAGAGCGTTCAAAATGTTATTACGTGCAGGCGCATTACCAGAGATGCCTGACATCTTAAAAGAAAGTGGTGTAGATATTGAGATAGTATTTATAAATCAATTAGCTAAAGCACAACAATATGATGATATTCAAAACATACAACAATGGGTACAATCTGTAGCTTTATTAGCTCAGATTAAGCCTGAAGCTATTGACCATATAGATGCTGACGGGATAGTAAAGCATATAGCAAAAATTCAAAATATACCTGAAATAGCTATTACAGATGATAAAGCTGTAAGAGAAGCTAGAGAGCAGAGAGCTCAGCAACAACAAGCAGCAATGATGTTAGAGGCTACTAATAAGGCTGCTGACACAGCCTCTAAAATGCAAGGAGTAGAAGGTGGAGGACAATAGAGAGAAGTTTAATGAAATAGCTAGATTGCTATTCAATACGCCTAATGGTAAGTACGTACTAGGAGCCTTAATAGAAGACTTTGTATATACAAACCCAGTGAGAAGTACCGTAGAAGAAACTTATCATATGTTAGGGAAGCAAGATTTGGTTCAAGCACTCAGAGAAATTGCCGAATCAGATGAAGATGATACTATTAATGTTTTAGGAGAATAGAATGTCAGAGGAACTACAAAACACATCTGTAGAGAATTATGGTGAATCACCTCAACCATCTGTACAAACACTGTCACCAGCTAGTCCCACAGAGGTACCACATGTAGAATCTGCAGAAAGTGTAAATCAGAATATATTAATATCAAATCTTTCAGAGGATCTAAGAAATGACCCTAGCTTGAGAGACTTTAAAGATATTAACGGGTTAGCTAAAAGCTTTGTTGAACAGAAGAGAATGTTAGGTAATTCAATTAGAGTACCTTCAGAAGACGCTGGAGAAGAGGCTTTAAATCAATTTTATGACAAACTAACAAGTGTTAAAGGTGTCATGAGATCCCCTGACACTCCAGAAGGTAAAGAAGCTTTACTAACATATTTAGGAAGACCCGAGAATCCTGAAGGTTATCAATTCAATATACCAGAGAATATACCTGTAGATCCTCAAGGTCTAAACGAATTCAAAGACTTAGCTTATAACTTAGGACTAACTAAAGAGCAGGCTCAGAAATCCATGGAGTATTATCAAAATATTCGTATAAGTGAAATTGACAATTTTAATAGAATGTCAAGCGAGAATGAGAGCCATCTTAAACAAATATGGGGAAATGAGTTCCACAACAATGTTCAAGCAGCTAATGCTTTAGCTCAAACATATAAAGAGAACTTCCCTGAAGCTTACCATGACTTAGCTAAGATTCAGAATAACCCTATAGTTCTAGATATTATGGCTAATCACGCTAGACTGCTTCATGAGCAGGGTAATCCAAATATTGTATCTCAAATACAGAAATTTGGTATGTCCTCTGCGGAAGCACTTGAACGTATTAGAGATATCCAAACAAATCCAGCATATGTGAATGCTTTGGATGGAGATCCTCAGAGGGAATTGCTACAGAAGAAGTTAAACGACTTATACCCTATAGCATATCCTGACGATGATTGATAGATTAGGGTAATAGCACTGCAGAAGCTACTACTCTACCTCAAAGTATAGGATAACCAGAACTGGCCCTAGAAAATGAGGAAACTTGACTCATGAGCCCACTAAGGACAACTTTTGAGAAAAGGCGTACTGCATACATTTAATTACTAATAATTAGGAGTATGATATTATGTCTACTGAAATTAATAAAGCATTTGTCCAACAATTTTCGGACAATTTACTAATGCTTGCCCAACAGAAAGGTACCCGTCTAATGGGTTCAGTTCGTGTTAAAAAGACAGTAGGAAAATACGATCACTTCGATAGAATTGGTAAAGTATCAGCTCAGAAGAGGACTTCACGTCATGGTGATACTCCTCAGATTGATACTCCACATTCTAGACGTAGGGTTGTATTGGACGACTACGAATGGGCAGACCTTATCGACAGACAAGATGAAATCAGGATGATTACAGATCCTAGATCAGCTTATGCACAATCTGGAGGTAATGCTCTAGGTCGTAAAATGGATGAGCTTATTCTAGATGCTGCTACAGGTAATGCTACTTCAGTCGATTCTGCCGATGCAGGATCTAACGTTGCTCTTCCAGCAGGTCAAATTATTGATGAAGACTTCGGAACAGCTGATTCTAACTTGACTCTAGCTAAACTTATTGAAGCTAAACGTATTTTAGACAAGAATGAAATCTCTTCTGAGAACAGAACTCTTGTTCACAATGCATCTGCTTTAGCTAATCTATTGAATGACACAACTGTCACTAGCGCTGATTACAACAGTATTAAAGCTCTTGTAAGAGGTGATATTGACACATTCTTAGGGTTTAAGTTTGTAAAAACAGAACTATTGAATGGTACTGCAGATGGTACTGATACAGATCCAGTTCTTTGTATAGCTATGCAAAAGGACGCAATGGGTCTTGCAATGGGACAAGATATCACTGTCAGGATTTCTGAGAGAGATGACAAATCTTATGCAACTCAGGTCTACGCTTCAATGACAATGGGTGCTACTCGTATTGAAGACGAAGGTGTCGTTTCAATTCAATGTGTACAATCTGCTTAATAGGAGGATATTATGGCTGGTGAAACTACTAAAAGTACCCGCTTGACCTCAGTTCAAGCAGGCAACAAAAAAGATGCAAGGTTACAACGTGGTAGAGAATACACTGCTCTTGATACAGAAGCTATTGCAGCTACTGAATTAGAAGCAGCTGATGTAACAATCTTTGATATTCCAGTTCCAAGTAACGCTATTATCACTGAAATCGCTGTTTACAACGATGACTTAGATAGTAACGGTACTCCAACTCTAACTCTAGATGTTGGCTTGGCTGCTGGTGAAGACTTTACATCTATCACAAGTGGTACTGCTACTAAACACTCAGAAGATGACGTTTTAGATGCTGATGCGTTTGTTGATGGTTCAACCACTCTACAGGCCGCAACAACAAGCTATACTGTTCAAGCTTTTGATTCAACAACCTTTGGTCCAGATGATGCTAACAAGCCTTGCTGGGAAGTATTAGGCTATGATGAAGATCCTAGAACGACCTTCAGAATTTCTGCTACTTTCGCAGCTGCTGCAGCTACCGCTGCTGCTGGTGACTTAGCAATACGTGTAAAATACGTACTTGACTAAAACCTATGGCCTTCTCACGAGGGCCATATCTTTAGTTTAGTATACTTAAAGGATAGTATAAATGAGTTCAAAAGTACAATTATGTAACTTAGCATTAGCTAGAATAGGAGCTGCTAGGATTACTTCACTATCTGACAACACTAATGAAGCTAAATTATGTAACTTAATGTTTGACGATTTAGCAGAAGAAGTAATGTCCGAAGGTGCATGGAGTTCTACTGTAAGCAGAGCTACACTTGCACTTACAGCTAATACTCCTACGTATGGATATACATATGAATTCCAGTTACCCACTAACCCATTCTGCTTAAGAGTCTTAGAAATCAATGACTTAACATCAGGCGATTATGATTACCGTATAGAAGGTGATAAGTTACTGGCTAACATAAATACTATGAAAATACGTTATATAGGACGTATTACTGATACTCAGAGTTATGACCCTATGCTTAAAAGAGCCATTGTATCAAGATTAGCTGCAGAGTTAGCCTACCCGATAACTGGTAATTTACAAACATCTAGAGCTATGCAAGAGCTATATCAGTTCCATATTGCAGATGGATTAGCAGTAGATGGTACTCAAGGTTCTGTAGAAGATGTGTTTAGGTCAGATGATGTGGATGTTAGATAATGACTAGAAGAAATGAATCGCAAAGAAACTTTAACGCTGGTGAGATATCTCCTAGATTATATGCTAGGTCAGATGTTAATAAGTATAGCAATGCATTAGAGACTCTAACTAACGCTAGAGTATTACCTCACGGTCCTGTGGTAAGACGTAATGGTACTAAATATATAGCAGAAGTTAAAGATTCATCTTCACAAGTAAGACTAGTTAAATTCCAATACTCTCAAGATGATGCTTTTATATTAGAATTTGGTAATCAATATATTAGATTCTATACAAATCAAGCTCAAGTACAAGAATCAGATGTAACAATATCTGGCGCCACTGCAGCAAACCCTGTTGTAATTACAGCAAACTCGCATGGGTATTCAAATGGTGATCAAATATTTATATCTGAAGTAGTAGGTATGACAGAACTTAATAGTACTACTGTAAGATACACTGTAGCCAATAAAACAACTAACACTTTCGAATTATCTGGTGTGAATGGTACTGGATATACCGCCTATTCATCTGGAGGTGTTGCTAATAGAATTTATACCATAACATCGCCATATAGTGCGTCAGAAGTACAAAATATAGAATACGTGCAATTTGGTGATAAGATTTATATAGTCCATCCTAGTTATGAACCGAGAGTTTTAACAAGAACGTCCACCACAAGTTGGTCTCTAGATACCCTCAACGCAATTCCAGAACCTTCATATGAGGCTGGAGAAGAACCTAATGGTACAATTACTCCTGCTGCCACTACAGGGACTTCAGTCAACTTCACATCAAGTGTGAGCACTTTCGTAGAGGCCGACGTAGGACGTCAAATCAAAAATAAAGTAGGTGCAGGTAGGGCCTCTATAGTATCAATCACTTCAGCTACAGTCGCTGTGTGTGATATTGTAGAGGACTTCCCATCAACCTCAGCAATAGCTTCTGGAGATTGGGTAATAGATTTATCTCCAATTGCTGCTTTAAATTTCTCAGGAAGTAAAATAGGATCTATTATTACAGTGACATCTGAGTATACCTCAGGATCTAGGGAGCTACCAGGTAAAACAATTACAGGCGCCACTTCTGCCAACCCCGTAGTAATAACCTCTGCGTCTCATGGATTTGCCAACGGAGATGAGGTAGAGATAAAATACGTCGGAGGTATGGTTGAGATCAATAATTTCATATTCACTGTAGCTAACCAAGCAACTAATACTTTTGAGTTAAAAGGGGAAGATGGTACCTCGCATACAACATATACTTCAGGGGGTACTGCTACTAAAGTGCTTACAGGGCTTGAAATAGATTGTTTTAGAAGCTCTGACGTAGGTAAGTACATATTAGCTAATGGTGGAGTGCTACAGATAACTGCTTTTACCAGTGCCACGGAAGTCGAATGCGAAGTATTAAAATCTATGAATACCGATGACGCTACAGCTAACTGGACAATGGAAGTGGCCACGTGGAACTCTACAAGAGGATACCCTAGGGCTGTCGGGTTATGGCAAGAAAGATTAGTATTTGGTGGCACATCTGCTCAACCGGCTACACTATGGTTCTCAGAAACAGGAATTTTTGATGGCTACGGAGCAGGGCCTGACGATGATGACTCCATCGAAGTAGACTTAACAGCTAACCAAGTTAATGAAATACAATGGATTTCTAGCTCTAGAGATCTTATAGTTGGTACTTCTGGGTCTGAACTTACTGTATCTCCTGGTAGTGGTTCTACCATTACCCCATCCTCAATACAACAATTAACACGTACCTATTATGGTTCTAATAGGCAACAAGTATTACAGGCTGGAGAAGAGTCTATCTTTGTTCAAAATGCTGGGCGTAAGATTAGAACTTTTCGATATGATTATCAAATAGATGGATACACAGGTGAAGACCTCACTTTTTTAGCTGAACATATAACAGAAAATATAGTAGGGAACATTGCATACGCTCAGGAGCCAGACACTACAATCTATGTTATATTAGGCAATGGGGATATTCTGGCAGGTGTATATGAGCGTAGTCAGTCAGTTATAGGATGGTCCAAATTTACAGATACAGGCTCATATGAGGACGTTCAGACAATAGGTACTAATAACCAAGACGAAGTCTGGGTCGTCGTAAATAGGACCATTAATGGCTCTACAAAACGCTATATTGAAGTATTTGACAATGGTAATGGTACAGATAGGATAGATATATTCAGTGATAGTGCACTTATTTATGCTGCACCTAAAACTATTACAGGTGTCACTCAAGCTAATCCTGTAGTAGTTACAGCAAACTCACATGGATTTTCTAACGGCGATAAGGTAAAATTAATAGATGTAGGAGGTACTACAGAGGTTGTGGGTACTACGTATATTGTTGGTGCTAGTACATCAAATACGTTCGAATTGGAAAGTACTACAAGGACGTCTATAACGAACTCAACCTATAGGTGGACAGCTTCAGGTTCTGGTACTAGTGAATACTACTTAGAACTTACCGGAGGAGGTGATCCAGGTCTAACAGAGCCTGTGAGCGTCTACGAATCTACTACACTATTAACTGAAGGAACTGCAGGGTCACTGTCAACCAGCGAATGGGACTGGGCTGACAATGATTCTCTAGGTTTTTCAACGGTTTACGTGAGAACTTCAGGAAGTGTTGATCCTGATTCACTGACGGCTGATATCATAAAGTATGGTTCAGGTATCAATGGGACAGGCCATACAGCATATACTTCTGGAGGAGAAGCTCATAAACTTGTAACTACAATATCAGGTTTAGAGCATTTAGAAGGTGAGACTGTACAGGTTAAAGTAGATGGTGGGGCACATCCTAATAAGACAGTATCATCAGGTGCTATTACATTAAATGCCGATCACTATGAAGTGACTGTAGGATTATCTTATACTACAACTATTAAGACACTAAAGAAAGAATTTGACATAGGTCAAGGTACTATGATGGGACAGAAGTCTAGATGGACCAGACCTCAATTAAGAGTTTATAAATCATCTAGACCTCTAGTTGATAATGAGTTTTTACCTGCCAGAAGTACTGCAAATGACCAAGATGAAGCAGTACCGTTATTTAGTGGGGACTTAGAATATGGACCATTATCATGGGATAATGATGGTCAAATAACAATTACTACTTCGGATCCTTTGCCATTACAACTATTAGGCATATTCGGAGTAATTGAAGGCGGGATAAAATGATGAAAAAATGTAGTAGATGCTTAAGAGTGTCTTCAAATTTTGGTCCCAGTAAAAAATATTTAGGAGGTATTAAGTAGTATGGGTTTCGGTGGGACAGCAACGGCTGGAGCTAATTTACAAGCTCAAACTATAATACAATCTGGGCAAGTTGAGGCAGCAGGTGCTAGAATGACTGCTGCGGGACTTCGTGTAGCTCAAGAGACTGCTACACAAGCTTCTAAGTACAACATGCAGATTAATGAAATTAATACTAATAGACAGATCGAAGCTCTTATAAGAGAGTCTGAGAGACTGGCTTCGAGGCAAAGAGCAGAAGCTGCTAGTACAGGCTTTTCAGTAGCAAGTAAGTCTTCCATGATGGTTCAAAATGAAACATTTGATTTCTTTGAAAATGCTATACGAGTTGTTAAAGTAGACGCTGAGAACCAACGTAAAGCTGATGATTATGAACTCAGATCAAGACTTGTGAGTTTAGAGAACCAAGCTAGAGCTGCAGATTATCAAGCTCAAGCCGCTATAGTATTAGCTAATAATAGAGCTGCTGAGGCCAGATATGCAGGACAAGTATCACAATTCCAAAGTTTTTCTAGTGGAATATCTAGAATTGGCAGTTTATTTTCAGGACAATAAAATATGGTAGAGATTACAAGACCCGGAGCACCTAAATTACCAGGATCTAGAGCTGGAATAGATGTAGGACTCGTAACTAACTTAGGAGTACAAGGTACTTCTGCTATAGGTTCTGCTGTAAGTCAAGCAGGAAGACGATTTGGTCAAACTAACGTGGCCAGCATATCAGCATCTTTACAGAGATTAATTGATGCGCAGAATACAAACTTCTTACAGCCTAAGAAGAATGCAGTATCTCCAGGGCTATACTCTAATGCAATGAATAAGTTTAAGTTAGGTATGGCTGAATTTGTTGATGGTAGAACTGCTAATATGTATGACCAAGATGGTAATCCTACCCATTATACTCTGACAAGTGATATCAGAGAACACGCACGTGGATTGTCAGAGCAGATAGGTGGGGCTATACTAGATGAAGGTACTAGAGAGAAGTTTATGGCTAACTCTCTTACTCACTCTACAGGTCTTGAATTAAACTCTTTAGGATTAGCCCGTAAGTTTGACATAGATTATAATGTAAGTAATACTAAAAAATACATAGAAGATGTTACAAATGCTGGCGTTAATACAAATAACTTCCTAGAGATCCCTGAGGTTTTAGGGGAAATACAAGATGTATTGAGGGAAGGATCAGACTATTTTTCTCCATTAGAACGTCAAACTATCTTTGAAGATGCTAGGCATAATCTATATAAAAATATTTTACAGAATACTGCAGTAGGTGATCCTGAATCAGCTATTCAGATTATTGAAAACACCCCTTTAGAAGATCTTCACATATCGGAACAAGAAAGAATAAATATAACAAATACTGCTAAAAATGCTATGGCTAGAGCAGAATCTGAGAATGAGAAGGTATTAAATATTAAACAAGAATTCGATAAAGAAGCTGAAAAACAGCGTATGTTCGAATATGATTTACAGTTAGAGATGAAGGCGGAGCACCCTAACGGTCCTTTAAATATAGACATTTTAAATAAAGACTTAGAAGATGGTAAATTAAGTATAGATAATTATAGGAAATATGTTAAGAAGACAGCTAAAGTAGAACTAAAAGAAATTGAACAGCTTAGATTGAACAAACAAATATCACATAACATAGAGAATAATTTAGGGTTAGGTGACTTTACTCCTGAACAAATTGAAGATCATTTCAACAACACTCTAACATACCATAAAGAAGAAGATGGTAACCCTCCTAACATTATGAAGCAGGCTCAAATAGCTACACTATATAAAGCTCCTTTAAAATCTTTTACTAATAAACTAGAAGGTTTAATTAGAGATGGAGATCCAGAGCAAGCTAATGAGGCTATCATAGCAACATCATTGTTAATGTCAAAGAACCCTAACGCTATTGAAAAGTTAGGTGAAAAAGAAAGATCTGTAGTCAACTATGTAGCTGCCGTAGGGGGCCTTAATAATGCTGTCGGGGATAAATACGCGATCAGTTCTACTAAGCTTATAGATAAGGCTAGAGAAGTTGTATATAACATGGACGAAGATACTAAGAAGCAATTTGCTAAGGATTTCAAAAACTTAACTAAAGATGAAGATGTGTTTAAAAAGACCTTAGATACTGCTTTAGGATTCGACACTAAAGATGTCCCTGCACCGTTAAGAGAAGAACTAAGATCACTTATGAGTATGGAGTATCAAAGGACAGGTCAATTAGGTGCTGCTCAGAAGTTTGTTAATGATACTGTAGGCAGACATATGGGTAAATCTATATTATCAGGTGATAGGGTGATGTTACTACCTCCTGAGAAGTTATTCCCTGGCACAAATCCTCAAGTGTTTGAAGATATGTTGTTACAAAATCTAAATGAATCTGTAGACAGAACAGAACTAGTGGAACAATTTGGAGAAGACTTTAAAATAAGTATTACTCCTAACACCTCATCATTTAATACTGGAGGTTTTACAGGTTATCACATCATGGCTACTAAAGAGGTAGAATTTGGCGGAAAGACTGTTAAGGTTACTGAACCTGTATACACTAAAGATGGTCAAAGAGCTAATTTTGTTATCACTCAAAAAGAAATACAACAATTCCAATTATTCTCTAATCATAGAGAGGCCTATAAAAAAGCTACAGAAAAGGCTATTTCAGGTAAACTAGAAAGTATTCAAGAAGAATTCGACAAAGAATTACTTCCTAGTAAGATTGAAAAAGCTATAACTCAAGCTGAAAAGCAAAAAGTTAGAGAATCATTCGATGGCCCTGGTTTTGATATAGTACCTGAATTTTTATTACCTTCTGGTAAAGGGAGCCTATCAGATGTTGAAGTGGCTAAGATTGTAGAAGAAGTTACAGACGGTCATGTTAAGTTGACTCAAGAAGATGTAGCTGATATTACAGATAATATAATAAATGAGACTTCAAGCATATCTGAAGTAGCTAACAAAGTAGTGACAACTATAGAAGAAGAATTCCCAAATGCTGTTAAGAATATTAAAAACATGCTTACAATAGCAGGAGGAGGTAAACCTGTAGAAGAAGAGTATGAGCAATTATTAAGTTCTTGGGAAAAGCAAAATAATAAGAAGGCTAAAGAGCAAAAAGATTTAGAAGCTCAAATAGATGAGAGAGTTAGACCTCTAGAAGAGCGTCAGGATTTCGAAAGACGAGAATTTAAAGCACCTAAAAGAGATAAGAGGCAATTTATGAATTATAATAGCACAGGTATAGGTAATGCCTTTGACGCAATAGCTGTAAGAGCTGACCCTAAAATTAGGGAAGTATTAATTACTGGTACTCAGACTTTAGAGAAATACGGTATAAATAACCCTACAAGACTTAGAATGTTCTTAGCTCAAATGGGGCACGAATCGCAGCATTTCCAAAGACTTAAAGAGAATAGATCTGATGCTAGTGCTGAAAGAAAATACGGTATGTATACTTCAGTAGGTAAAAAGTTAGGTAATACTCAACCTGGAGATGGCGCTAAGTTTAAAGGTAGAGGTATCATCCAGTTGACTGGTAGATACAACTATACACATTATGGTAAAGCTTTAGGTATAGATTTAATTAATAACCCTGAACTCGCAGCGGATCCTAAAGTAGCTCTAGAAATTGCTGCTATGTACTGGAAAGATAAAGGGTTAAATGAATTAGCTGACCAAGGCAACTTCAGAGAAATCACTAGAAGAATTAATGGTGGTTATAATGGATATGATGATAGATTGAATAAATTACGTAAACTACAAGGAATTGATTTATAATGGCAATTTATGGCGAAGATCAGATGGAAAGAATTCTAGCTAATGCTAGTATAACCCCTGAGTTGAGAGAAGAAGGTCCTGGAGAACGATCTCAAGAGATATCTTTTATAGATGCTGCTAAGGGTGCTATAACAGACATGAATGCTGAATTGTCAGGCATTAATTCAATACTTAGGAAAACTGTTCAAAGAGATTTTAATCCTCAAGAAGGCTTCTCCGCAATATCTAAGATGTCAGAAACAGACACGTTAGATTTTTATGAGCACTTAGTTGGTACTCAATCAGAAGCTGAATTTGACTTTGTATTAAATAATATAAGAAGAGAGCAAGACTCTATATCTAACTTTAGAGATTCTAAGGGTGCTAACTTCTTAGGTGCTTTAGGTGTAGGTATTGTTACTTCCCCTTCTAACTGGATAGCTGGCTTTAATATAGCTAATAGAGCTACTCGATTAGGCACTGTATTAGGTGGTGCTAGGTCAGGCGCTGCTTTTGGTGCAGGCGTCATAGGTGTCCAAGAGAAGGTTCTACATGAATCCAAGTTGACTCAAACTGAAGAGGAAACTCTACATAATATAGCTATTGGTACAGCTGTCTCAGGACTATTAGGAGGTACTGTAGGTGCTTTTATAGGTAGAGGTGCTAGTAAGGCTATGAATAGAAGAGTGTTAGGAGGAGTACTAGAAGGAGAAGAGATTAAATTTAAAGACCCTATCTTAACTGGAGGTAAGTTAGAAGTAGATAACTCAGTAGGTGCTGCAAGGTCTATGAGTGATAGTGACTTTGATTTATACTTCAGAGGTGGTAAGGCTGTTGAAAATTTCATGCAAAAAGTGTATAAAGGTGTAGGTAATGTTACTAGGATACCATCTTTAAGAGGTTTTGGGTTTGAATCTAAAATAGTTAAACAGTTTACTGACTTATCTTTTAACCATCCGTTTAATACAAAATTTGCAGCTAAAGGGGAAACACAGGGCGCTAAATTAGAATCTATAGTAGATACACTTAATAAGGCTGATATATTAGACTTACATAAAGGTATTAAGGACGACTACTATGATTTCATAGGAGCTAAGGGTGGGGCTATAGATAAATTTAAAACTCAAGCTGGTGCTGAAATGAAACTTAAAGACTATTCTGAGGCTGTATATGAAGCTCAAAGAACAGGTATTAGGAGCGATATAGATCATATAAATCGTTCTGTACAGAGGCTTGATAGTGCTTATAAAAAGGTTGCTCAAAGGGCTATTAAAGAAGGTATTATAGAATCCGACGATATAATTGCTAGATATGCACCTATTATGTGGGACTTCGATAAAGTCTTTAGAGATATAAGGGGATTTGAAGATAAGCTTAGAGCTCACATAAGTAAAACTAAGAAGAATGCTTTTGGTAAAGAGATAGAGGAGTTAGACTCTTTAAAAGGTAATGAATTTGAACAAAGAGTTGAAGAAGAAGTTAATAAAATTAGGGATGATCTATTTAGATCTAAAGGTTCTAAATATGCTCATGGTATATCTGAGAGTGCGCATAAAGGGTTCTTAAAAGGCGGTCAATTTACTAAGAAAAGAATTTGGGATTTACCTTTTGAAGACTTTAAAGACTATCAAGTTAAAGATGCTTTCATGTCTTCTAATGTAGCCATAGATCAAATGAACAGAGCTATAGCATATAAAAGAAAAATAAGAGATAGTTTCGGAGTAGAATCTTTTAATGACTTACTTAAAAAGATATCTGACGATTATAACGAATTGGCTGAATTAAATCCTAATAGATCCTCACAGTTAGCTAAAGAAGCAGCTGAAGCTAAAGCTTTTGTTAGCGATACTACAGATGCCTTGTTTGATAGAATAAGAAGTACAAATGGTAAGTGGTTAAGATATTTAAATTCTTATCAGTCTCATACAATGTTAGGTATGGTATTACCTGCTTCTATGCCTGACTTAGTGTTATTACCTTTTAGGCAAGGTTTTAAAAACACTTTCGTGCACGGTATGATACCTGTAATGAAGCAAATTAAAGAGATGACTACAGGTATAAAAACTGGCGCGATTGATGCAAAACAAGCAGTTGATTTAAGTCTTGCTTTAGAAAGTGAAATGGACGGTTTACTTCAAAGTATGGTTGACGGTACATTTGCTTCTGGTGAACATGTATCTAGATTTGGAAGACTGATGACTAAGACTAATAAATTCTTCGGTTTAGCTACAGGTATACAACAATTCGATGACACTATGAGATCTATAGCAGGACAAGTGTCCTCAGCTTCTTTAATAAGAGATTCTATAAAGGTGGCCACAGGTAATGCCTCTGAAGTAGATATATTGAAGTTGGCTAGAAAGGGTATATCTAAGAAAGATGCTTTAAAAATCAAAGAGTTAGTCGATAATGGAACTATAGATAAGATTAACGGTTCTTATATTACAGACCCTAGAACTTGGAGATTTAAAGGTGCTGAAGACTTGGCTGAAAGGTATGAAGGAGCGTTAGTTCATGAAGCCGGCTTATCAGGTTTAAGGCCTTCTAAAGGAGCTATACCTTTAGGTATTCAAAAATCCCATTGGGGAAGTGCTGTAGCATTTATGAGAAGGTTCATGTTTATGTCAACTGAAAGAACTGTAATGTCAGGTGTCCAAAGAGCTATGGGTCATGAAGCTGCTACTGTAGCTACTGGTATTACAGGCCTTATAGGTATGGGTATCATGTTAAATATGTTAAGATATCGAAAAGAATACGATTTAAATAATATGGAAGATATTCGTAGGGCTATATATGAAGGTGTTCAAGTATCGGGCGTTATAGGTCTTATGGAGTTACCGTTATCTTTGAACCCATTCTCTACAGTTAATAATAGATTTGCTGGAAGGAACGCAACAGCCACTATATTAGGTGCACATCCAGGTTTAATAAATGATGTCGCACAAGCTATGGCTAGATTAGCTGATGGTGATATTACAGATAAAGACATTAAGAAGTTAAAGAGATTTATTCCTTATCAAAATTGGTTAGGTTTAGAGTTATATTTTCGTCTCATCGATGAGAAATAGGAGTTATATAAATGACAGTAAGTTCAACAACTGCGAAAGATACTTATACAGGTGACGGGTCCACCACTACTTTTGCTTTTACTTTTCCTATATTGGATGAGACCCACTTAGAAGTCCAGATAAAAGATACTAATAATGTAGTTACTACTAAGGTACTGACCACAGATTATACTGTTACAGGTACCGGCAATACTGTAGGATCTACAGATTACCAATCTGGTAATGTAGTATTTGGTGCTGGGGATATACCTGTAAGTACTGATACAGTTATTATTAAACGTAATGTACCTTTAAAGCAAGAAACTGATTATACTGAGAATGATACTTTTCCGGCAGAGACCCATGAAGATGCTTTAGATAAGTTAACTATGATAACTCAACAGTTAGATGAACAATTAGATCTAGCTATTAAGTTTGACTCAGGTGTATCAGGTTTTGATGCTACTCTCCCAACCCCTGCTGCCGATCTTTATATAGGGTTTAACTCTACAGCTGATGGTCTTGTAGCTAAAACTGTAGCGCAGTTAGGTACTATAACAGTTCCCGTACCTATATCTGATGGTGGTACAGGGTCTACCTCAGCAGCAACTGCATTATCTGCTTTAGGGGGTATAGGCGCTGCTACTACTGATACTCTTACAAATAAAACTTTAACTTCACCAGTAATTAACACTGGAGTGTCTGGTACAGCTATTTTAGACGAAGATAATATGGCGTCTAATAGTGCTACTCAGTTAGCTACTCAACAGTCTATTAAGGCGTATGTAGATAGTCAATCTTATGATTTAGTATTACTTAGTACTGCCACCGCTTCAGCTTCAGCCTCATTGACTTTCACATCTAGTATAGATAGTACATATCAAGCTTATGTGTTTTTATTAGATAACATTGCACCTGCTACAGATGGTGTGGATCTATACCTGAGATTTAGTACGAATGGTGGGTCTTCTTATAATGCAGGAGCCACAGATTATATACAAGCCTCTTTAGGGGTAGATTCTGGAGGTACTGCGAGAAATGTAACTGGTACTCAATCTGCAGTGATATTATCATCGTTGGACATAGGTAATAGTGGTAATGAATTTTTAGGTGGAGTGGTTACATTAATAGACCCTGCAGGAGGTGGGGGAGTACAAGTTACTATGAATACATTCGCTCAAGATTCTTCTGTAGGTCAAGCTTCTTGTGTAGGAGGATCTAGATTTGGTGCATCAGCATCTGCTGTAGATGCTGTACAGTTTTTAATGAGTTCTGGAAATATAGCTAGTGGTACAATTAGAATGTATGGTATGAAAGCTTCTTAGGAGAATTAATATGAGTGAAGAAATAGGTAAAGTTGTTATAGCCACTGCTC